AACTTCAGCTAGCGATAACACATTTATTGGGCACCAGTGTGGTGATGCTATTACGACTGGTAACACTAATACAGCTGTAGGATCTCTTGCTTTAACAGCTGAAACTTTAGGTGATAGAAACGTAGCTATTGGTTATAAAGCGCTCTTCGCTCAAAATAATTCTTCATCTACTAGAGACGTTTATAATATAGCTATGGGTTATCACGCTGGTGTAGCTGTAACAACAGGTAGATATGACGTTTTAATAGGAGGATTTGCAGGTAGTGATATTGATACTGGAGAAAAAAATATTATGATTGGATATGCTGCTAATGTAGATGCTAGTGATGATGATAACTGTATAGTTATTGGTGACAATGCAACAGGTCAAGGTAGTAATACAATTGTTTTAGGAAATGACAGCGTCACCGGTTTACATTGTCAAGTAAACTCAATATCTTCTTTGTCTGATAAAAGAGATAAAAAAGATATTGTAGACTCTACATATGGATTAAATATTATTGATAATCTTAAGCCAGTAACTTTTACTTGGGACACTAGAGATGAAGCTAAAAAAGATGTTTTAGACTTAGGTTTTATAGCACAAGATCTACAAGATGTAGATGATGAATATTTAAAATTAGTTGTATCTACTAATCCAGAAAAACTTCAAGCAACACAAGGTAGATTAATACCAGTGCTTGTAAAAGCAATACAAGAGCTTAAAGCTGAAATTGAATTATTAAAAAATAAATAAATTATGGATCATAATAGTGATATTGCGTACACACAAGCTATGGCGGATATAGACGTTGCTGGAATAGATGGCGTTATTAAAACAGCTGAAGACATGGAAGCTATAGCTGAATCCGATAGAAATGCTGATCAAGCTGGTGATTTACAAGACGCTATAGAACATATACAAGGAAAAATGGCAGAAACACTTTTTGTACAAACATTATCAACAACTCAAACAAATCGTATAGCTGCGTTAAATTTGTAAAAATGTATTTAAGCGTAAAAAAAATAACTAAGTATATAAAAATTACACCTTCTTACAGGGAAGGTAATGGTATTAATGCTAGTAATTTTTTATATAAAATTAAAAATATATTTAAATAATAAAAATGCCTAAAAAAAGAGATCCAAGACTTGCAAAAGCTGGTGTTAGCGGTTACAACAAACCAAAAAGAACACCAAGTCACAAAACTAAATCTCATATAGTTGTAGCTAAACAAGGTAATAAAATAAAAACTATAAGATTTGGTCAACAAGGTAAAAAAGTTGGTACATTAAAAGGTACAGCTGGAGCTACTAAAAAAGGTGAATCTGCACGCATGAAAGCCAAGCGCAGAAGTTTTAAAGCTCGACATGCAAAAAATATAGCTAGAGGCAAAATGTCTGCAGCGTACTGGGCAGATAAAGTAAAATGGTAATGCAATGAGTAAGAAAAAGTTAAAAGATACTAAAGTAGGTAAATTTTTATCATCAGTAGCCCCTAATATTTTAGGTAAAGTAGGTGATGTATTACCAGACTCAGGAGTGCTTGGAGTTGTTAAAAACTTAATATCAAAAGATGAAGCGCTACCTGTAGAAGATAAAGAAAAAGCATTAAAACTTTTAGAGCAAGATATGGTTGAAATGCAAGAGATAAGTAAGCGTTGGGCCAGCGATATGCAGTCTGACTCTTGGCTTTCAAAAAATACAAGACCTTTAACACTTATATTTTTAACAGTGTCTATGGTTTTGTTGGTGTTATTAGACAGCTTTGAAATAAACTTTGAAGTTGACGGTGGTTGGGTTGATTTACTTAAATCACTTCTTATAACAGTCTACGTCGCTTATTTTGGTTCTCGCGGCGCAGAAAAATTTAAATCAATTAGTAAATAATAAAATTAAATATAATGAGTGATAAAATCGACAAAAAAGAGTTAGAACAATTAAATAACGAGCAAAACGCTAAAAACAAACTATTGTTTGATATAGGTGTTGCCGAAGCTCAAAAGCATGATTTGCTACATGGGCTTTATCAAGTTATGACTCAAATTAAAGAAACTTCAGAAACGCTTGAAGGTAAATATGGCAAGATTAGTGTTAGTCTTGAAGACGGTAGTTATGTTTTATCTGAAGAAAAAGAAGAAACTAGTACTGAAGAAAAAGAAGATTAACAGTCATGTCTAAGTTGATTAGAAAAATTAGTATAGGTGCTGATTATAAAAATGAAGCAATGCATTACTCCGTAGGCCAAAACGTCTACGGAGGGCATTGTATATCTAATATATTATTTGACGAAAAAGATAATTCTTATAATATATACATTGAAAAAGATAATGAAACTCTACCTTGGAAAAAGTTTAATTCAAACATGGCTATTTCAATAGAGTATGATTTACAGTACTAATGCAAAGCTTATTTAACTTTATAATAGAACCTAAAGATAAAAGATATACAAACGAAGTAAATGTAGGTGATAAAAAGTTAATAATAAATACATCTATAGAAGATCATAAGTTTGTAAGTAGAAACGGTATAGTAAAATCTATACCACTTGTAGGTGAAACTAAAATACAAGTTGGTGACGAAGTTATAGTGCACCACAATGTATTTAGAAGATTTTATGATGTTAGAGGTAATGAAAAAAACTCTTCATCGTATTTTAAAGAAGATTTATATTTTTGTTATCCAGATCAAATATTTTTATTTAAAAACAAAAAGTGGCAAGCGCCTTTAGACTTTTGTTTTGTAAAACCAGTAATTGACAATATCAGTTTAAATATAAATAAAGAACAAAAACATATTGGTATACTAAAACACGGCAATAGTTCCTTAGAACGCGCAGGGGTGCACGAGGGAGACGTCGTAGGTTTTACACCAAGTAGTGAGTATGAGTTTGTTATAGATAACAACAGATTATACCGCATGACTACAAGAGATATTGCAATTAAATATGAAAACAAAACAAACGAAACTGAATATAATACAAGCTGGGCAAGTGGCAGTTGAAGAGCTAATTAAAGTTGCTAAGGAAGCTATAGTTGATTCAGATGATGATATATCAGCAGATCGTTTAAAAAATGCAGCTGCTACAAAAAAACTTGCAATATTTGACGCGTTTGAAATACTAAAGCGTATAGAAGAAGAAGAAGCTATGTTAAATGAAAAACCTATTGAAAGTAAAGAAAAAACTTTTAAAGGTTTTGCAGAAGGAAGATCAAAATGATTTACCAACAAACGCTTTATAAAGTATTAAAAGACCACGTAAAACAAAAAACTATTGACAAACTTAATAGATATAAAAAGTGGGAGTATGGCTACAACAAAGAACATGATGTTGTAGTTATAAGCAAGACAGGTAAAATAGGTGAAATATACGAAATACAAAACTTAAAAATAGCTTTACCGCTTATTGAAAACTGTTACAAAATATCTAATAAAAAAAAAGAGCAGCGTTGGCAAAAATTTGATTATCCAAAAGAGTTAGCAAGAATTAAAAACGTTTTTGACTGGGATAATTATCCAACTGTTTTTAAAGAAAAGTGGTATGACTATATTGATGAAGAGTTTAAAAGACGTGAAGAAGGTTTTTGTTTTTATAACAAAGGTATACCTGCTTACATTACTGGCTCTCATTATATGTTCTTGCAGTGGAGTAAAATTGACGTTGGGGCCGCTGACTACAGAGAGTCAAATAGATTATTCTTTATATTCTGGGAAGCTTGCAAAGCAGACGAACGCTGTTATGGCATGTGCTACCTTAAAAACAGACGCTCTGGTTTTTCATTCATGGCGTCATCAGAACTTGTTCATCAAGCAACAATATCTTTTGATTCACGATATGGAATATTATCCAAGTCTGGAGCTGATGCTAAGAAAATGTTTACCGACAAAGTTGTACCGATATCCGTTAACTACCCGTTCTTTTTTAAACCAATACAAGACGGTATGGACAGGCCAAAGACGGAGCTTGCCTATAGAGTACCAGCGTCAAAACTTACAAGAAGAAAACTTGATCAAGGTGAGGCGCCAGAGGATATCGAAGGCCTTGACACAACGATCGACTGGAAAAACACAGGTGACAACTCTTACGACGGTGAAAAACTTAAACTACTTGCGCATGACGAATCAGGTAAGTGGGAGCGGCCGGACAACATCCTTAATAACTGGCGAGTCACGAAAACAACGTTAAGATTAGGTAGTAGAGTTATAGGTAAGTGTATGATGGGGTCAACGAGTAATTCTCTTGACAAAGGTGGTGATAACTTTAAAAAACTATACTATGCATCAGATGTTACAAAACGAAACCGCAATGGACAGACTAGCTCGGGATTATATAGTATGTTTATACCTATGGAGTGGAACTACGAAGGATATATCGATACTTATGGATTACCTGTATTCAACACACCGCAGACCAAAGTCTACACGCCAGATGGTTCGTTAATATATCAAGGTGTAATTGATTACTGGGAAAACGAAGTTGAAGGTTTAAAAAATGATAAAGACAGTTTAAATGAGTTTTACCGTCAGTTTCCACGTAGTGAAAAACACGCGTTTAGAGACGAAACAAAACAATCTTTATTTAATCTAACTAAAATATACGAGCAAATAGATTACAACGAAGATTTAAAAAGATCTGGGCTTATAACACAAGGTAGCTTTCAGTGGAAAAACGGTGTAAAAGATACAGCCGTAGAGTTTATGCCTAATAACAATGGAAGATTTAGAATAAGCTGGATTCCAGAACATAGTTTACAAAATAAATCTTTTCTTAAAAATGGCTTAAAATATCCAGCCAACGAACACATTGGGGCGTTTGGTTGTGACAGCTACGACATATCAGGAACTGTTGATGGTATAGGTTCAAATGGTGCTTTGCATGGTTTAACTAAATTTAACATGGATTCAGCACCTTCTAATATGTTTTTTTTAGAATATGTAGCAAGACCTCAGACGGCAGAAATATTTTTTGAAGATGTTCTTATGGCTTGTGTTTTTTATGGTATGCCTATACTTGCAGAAAATAACAAACCAAGGCTTTTGTATCATTTTAAAAGAAGAGGTTATAGATCATATTCTATGAATAGACCTGATAAAACTTTTAACAATTTGTCAGTATCAGAAAGAGAAATAGGAGGTATACCAAACTCCTCTATGGATATAAAGCAAGCTCATGCTTCAGCAATAGAGTCTTACATAGAAACATATGTTGGTAGAATAAACGATGGATACGGTGATATGTATTTTCAAAGAACGCTAGAAGACTGGGCAAAGTTTGATGTAAACAACCGTACTAAATTTGATGCTTCAATAAGCTCCGGTTTAGCTATAATGGCTTGTAATAAAAACATGTATAGACCCGTTAGTGTACGCCAAGTTAAAAATTTAAATCTTGGTATAAAAAAATATAATAACGAAGGTCTTAGGTCTAAAATAATTTAAACGAATGATCAATAAAGGTGTAAAAGGTTCTTTTCCTAGTCAAGCTGTTAGCGATTTAGAAAAAATGACTATTGAGTACGGCTCTCAAGTAGGTAGAGCTATAGAGCATGAGTGGTTTAGCAATACAACCGGCTCTAGTATGTACATGAATAACAGAACAAATTTTCATAACCTTCGTCTATACGCTAGAGGAGAACAGTCTGTTAAAAAATATAAAGATGAATTATCTATAAACGGTGATTTATCTTATTTGAATTTAGACTGGAAACCTGTTCCAATTATATCTAAGTTTGTAGATATAGTTGTAAACGGTATGGCAGATAGATCTTACGATATAAAAGCATATTCACAAGATCCTGCTGCTATAAAAGAAAGAACTGATTATGTATCTTCTATTGCAGAAGACATGCAGTCAAAAGAATTAAAAGATCAAATAATAAATGAAACTGGTTTTGACGTTTATAATACAGACCAGTCTACATTACCAGCTTCTAACGAAGAGCTACAATTACACATGCAGCTTGATTATAAGCAAGCTATAGAAATAGCAGAAGAAGAAGCTATAAATAGTGTTTTTGATAAAAACAAATACGATCACATATCAAGAAGAGTTAATTACGATTTGGTTGTGTTAGGCATAGGTGCTGCTAAAAGTACGTTTAACAAAGCTGAAGGTATTAAAGTAGAATATGTAGATCCAATAAATTTAGTATACTCTTACACTGAATCACCTTATTTTGAAGACATATATTATGTAGGTGAAGTAAAAGAAATATATGTAAACGAACTTAAAAAACAATTTCCACAACTAACAAATGAAGAGCTTGAGCAGTTTAGTGGATATAATAAAAATAACTACGATTATACAAACTATGATCTTAGTAATCAAGATGAAAATGCTGTAACAGTTTTATATTTTGAGTATAAAACACACATGAATCAAACTTATAAAATAAAAAATACAGCAACAGGCGGTAAAAAAGCTATTGAAAAAGACGATACTTTTAATCCACCACAAAGCGAAGAGTTTGAAAGAGTTAATAGAGCTATTGAAGTTATATACGAAGGTGTTAAAATAGTGGGTACTGATACTATATTAAAATGGGAGCTAAAGAAAAATATGATGCGCCCAAAAGCTGACACAACTAAAGCTCAAATGGGTTACGCTCTTGTAGCACCAAGAAAATATAAAGGTAGAATAAATTCACTTGTAAGTCGTATAACTGGTTTTGCTGATATGATACAGCTAACCCATTTAAAACTGCAACAGGTGTTATCAAGAGTTGTGCCTGATGGTGTTTATATGGATGCAGACTCGCTCGCTGAAATAGATTTAGGTAATGGTACTAACTATAATCCGCAAGAAGCGTTAAACATGTACTTCCAAACTGGTAGTATTATAGGTAGATCAATGACGCAAGATGGTGATATGAACAGAAACCGTCTACCTATAACTGAGCTAAACTCTAGCAACGGGCAAGCTAAAATATCATCACTTATTAATACGTATCAATATTATTTACAAATGATACGTGACGTGACCGGTCTTAACGAAGCTAGAGACGGTAGCTTAGCTGATAAAAATGCTTTAGTTGGTTTACAAAAACTTGCAGCTGCTAATTCTAATACAGCTACAAGGCATTTATTACAATCAAGTTTATATATATCTCTTACTATGGCAGAGTGTATATCAATGCGTATATCAGATGTTATAGAATATTCACCGACTAGAGATTCATTTATAAAGTCTATCGGTAAATTTAATGTTTCAACTTTAGATGAAATGGCTAATTTACATCTACATGACTTTGGTATATTTATTGAGTTAGCGCCTGATGAAGAAGAAAAAGCTAAGCTTGAAAATAATATACAAATGGCTATACAGCAAAACAGTATAAATCTTGAAGACGCTATAGATATAAGAGAAGTTAGAAATATAAAACTAGCTAATCAACTATTAAAGATACGTAGAGCCAAAAAAGCTGCTGAAGATCAAGCTCAAGCACAAGCTAATATACAAGCTCAAGCACAAGCTAATCAACAATCAACTCAAGCAGCTGCGCTTGCAGAAACACAAAAACAACAAGCTCTAACAGAGTCAAAAGTACAATTAGCTCAAGCTCAAGCTCAGTTTGATATACAAAAATTAGAAAGAGAAGCTGCTATTAAAAAAGAGCTAATGGAATATGAGTTTAATTTAAACATACAGCTACAGCAAGCTACACAAGCTAGCGTAGATGCTAAAGATAAATTTAAAGAAGATCGTAAAGACGAAAGAACTAAAATACAAGCTACGCAGCAAAGTGAGCTTATCGATCAAAGAAAAAATAACGCACCACCAAAAAACTTTGAATCAGCTGGATTTGATAATTTAGGTGGTTTTGGACTAGAGCAGTTTGAGCCGCGTTAGTATATTAATTTTATAATATTATATTATGTCACAAGAAGAACAAGTAATTGAACAGGTTGTAGACGAAACAGTTGAAGCTAAACCAGAAACTGTAGAGCAACCAAAAGAAGAAAAAGTATCATATAAAGAAGTAACAGACGATGGTACTATTAAGCTTGATTTAACAAAGCTTGATCAGTTTCAAAAACAACAAGAGCAACAACCAGAGCAAGAAAAACAAGAGGTTGTTGAAGAACAACCACAAGCAGTTGTTGAAGAAAAAACTGAAGTTGCAGAGCAACCTGTATTAGAAGAGGTTAAAGAAGAACAAGAAGAGCAACAAGAAGTTGAAACGCAAGTTGAACAACAAGTTCAATCTGAAGAAAAAGTAGATGAAGTAAAACCAGAAGTTGCAGAACAGCCGCAAGTAAAACTACCTGAAAACATACAAAGTTTAGTTAGTTTTATGGAAGAAACTGGTGGCAGCTTAGAAGACTACGTTAGAATTAATGCAGATTATTCAGGCGTAGACAACGATACTTTACTAAGAGAATATTACAAATCAACTCGCCCACATTTAAACTTTGATGAAATAAATTTTTTAATTGAAGATCAATTTAAATATGATGACGATATTGATGAAGAAAGGGACGTTAGAAAAAAGAAACTAGCCCTTAAAGAAGAAATTGCAAAAGCTAAAGGCTTTCTTACTAAAATGAAAGATCAATATTACAAAGAAGTTAAGTTAACTTCTAAGTTAGATCCTAAACAGCAAGAAGCAATTAGTTTTTACGATAAGTACAACCAAGAACAAACCGAAACCGCTAAAATCCAAAAACAACAACAGGATCATTTTTTAAATGTAACAGATAGTGTATTTAACGATAATTTCAAAGGTTTTGATTTTAACGTTGGAGACAAAAAATATCGCTACAACATTAAAGATGTTTCTAATGTTAAAGACTACCAAAGCAATATTGCAAATTTTATCAACGAGTTTGTTGATAACAATAATTTGCTAAACGACGCTGCAGGTTACCATAAAGCTTTATATGCTGCTAAAAATATAGATAAAATTGTATCTCATTTTTACGAGCAAGGTAAAGCAGACGCTATTAAAGAGACTACAGTTAATGCTAAAAACATTGATATGTCTCCAAGAACGTCACCTGTAGTTGAAGCAAATGGTGTTAAGTTTAAGGTTTTAAATGGTGAAGATAGTTCGAAGTTAAAATTTAAAATTCGAAAATAACTTTAAAAAATAAAAAATGGCTTTTAATACATCGCTAGGATTAGGTGGATCATATTCACTAACTCCTACACCAAGCCCAACTGTAAGCGATAATAACTATATCGATTTTACAGCAACAGCTACGGCTGGTTGGGCACAACAATATCTACCGGAGTTGTATGAGCAAGAAGTAGAGCGATATGGTAATCGTACTATTTCTGGTTTCTTACAAATGGTAGGGGCTGAAATGCCTATGACATCTGACCAAGTTGTTTGGTCTGAACAAAACCGTTTGCACATTGCATACAAAAGTTCTGGAGCTGCCGGTTCTACTACTAGTATACAGTTAGAAGGTACTTCTGGTACTATTTCTTTAGGATCTGCTAACACAAACTCTTTGAGAGTTGGTAATACAGTTCTTATTACTGATACTGCTACTGGACTTAAAACTCTAAAATGTTATGTTTCTGTAAGTTCTGGAGTTGCTACTGACGCTGGAACTTCAAATGCTACTTTGCTTCCTTACACACAAACTGATTTATCAGGTGGTGATGGAACTGCTGTAGTTTTTTCTGACAATGAGCAAATTAACATTTTTGTTTATGGTTCTGAATTTGCCAAAGGTTCTGCTTCAATGGTAGGAGAACTTAAGCCTCAGTTCCAACAATACAACAACAGACCTATTATTATTAAAGATCACTTTAAAATTTCTGGATCTGACACTGCACAAATCGGTTGGGTAGAAACAACTGACGAAGCTGGTCAAACTGGTTATTCTTGGTATCTTAAATCTGCAGGGGAAACTCGTCTACGTTTCGAAGACTATCTAGAGACTGCGATGGTTGAATCTGTAAAAGGTGTTCCAGGAGCTTCTACAGTTGATAGCACTATTGCTGACGCTGGTGATAGCTTTGGTACTGAAGGTTTGTTTGCTGCTATTGAAACTCGCGGTAACGTGTTTGAAGATTTAGCTACACTTGGTGATTTTGATTTGTTACTAAAAAATCTTGATAAGCAAGGTTCTATTGAAGAAAACATGTTATATGTTAATCGTTCATTAGCTCTTACTCTTGATGATATGGTAGCTGGTCTAAATGCTAACTATCAAGGTGGTGCTTCATTTGGTGCTTTCAACAACGATGCTGATATGGCGTTAAACTTAGGTTTCTCTGCTTTCCGTCGTGGTTCTTATGACTTTTACAAGTCTGACTGGAAGTACTTAAATCAAGCTGACGCTCGTGGCGGATTTGGTGACGTATCTGGTACATTAATTCCAGCTGGTACATCAACTGTTTACGATCAATCACTCGGCAAGAACATGACTCGTCCTTTCTTACACGTACGATACAGAACATCACAAACTGATGATCGTCGTATGAAGTCTTGGGTTACAGGTTCAATTGGATCTGCAACTTACACTGGAGATGACGTTATGGAAGTTCACTATTTGTCTGAAAGATGTTTAGTTGTTCAAGGAGCTAATAACTTCGTGATGCTTAAAGAATCATAATATTAACTCTTAAAAACTAAACAAAATGGATAAATTTTTAATTTTCATCGACGCAGCTGATGACGCTGCAATGTACCCACTAAGCCAACTTTTAGGCATGACTGTTGCGGCTGACGCAACTTTGCTTATAAAGTTTGGTAGTTCAATTCAGAGTGGTGGAACATCCT